AACAGTGCCTAATCCAATATGAAATTCAGGAGCTGCCACACCACTACTTGCGTCATAAAATACACCAACATATTTTTCACCACTTGAATTTATTGTGCCATACCAACCAATGTCCATTGTATTAGACGAATTGTCTTTAGCCATCTCCATCATGTTATCACCAATAGCAATAACTGTGGAGTCAACTATTGTTGTAGTACCATTAACTGTAAAGTTTCCACCTACTGTTAAATTACCCCCAATTTTAGCATGACTGTTAGTTTGAAATTCAAAAGTTGGCGTAACATTAATACCAACTTTAGTTGTGCTTAAATAAATAGGTGAGTCATTACCAAACCCATCACCAACTATTTTTGCAGTTCCAGTTAGATTATCATTGTCCGATAATTTTAAAAGTGAATCATAAGTATTCTGTACTCTTTTGCCAGTTAATGTAGTCCCCATATTAATAATTTACTACAAAAATACTAAATAATGGCTATCTTGTTTTTCCTTGTCCTCGATTCTTTTTTTTGTAACCATTTTGGTTGCGACTTGCATTTTTAGAATGAACACCAGGCCGCTTTTTTTTAGGTTTTATATAATGGACATATGTTAATCTTTTAGCCATTTTTTGTTATGTAATATAAAAAGACCCCACTAAGATAAGCTAATAAAAAAAATAAAATAATGTGATATAAATTAATATGTGATTCACCACAAGTTCCAAAAATGTGATTCAATAAATCCATAGTTATTTTTTAAATATACTTGTTGCCTTTTCTGTCGTACGCCCACCAAAGTATGCTAAAACAACCGCCATCATAACCTTTTCAAATGTATCATTCCATGTCGCACCTATGTTAAAAGGCACTGACTCTACGCTATCTAATATACCAGCTAAAGAAAAAATAGTTATACACCAAACCAAAACCAACGGACGCACATTCTTAGACAGCCATGAGTCGGATGCGGCGTCTGCCTTCCAACGACTCGTTATTGATTCAATTTCTTTGTTTTGTTGTTCGTAAATAAGTTGTTGTAATTTTATCTTTTCCTCATTACTTACATCAGATTTTCCAATAGCTGCAATTGCATCTTTAGGGGATGTAACACCATTTAAGACAGCACCTAATTGTGGTGATACAATACTTGCAGCACCAAACAACAACTTGCCAACTGTGGAATCTTTAAATTTTTTTTTAGGATTGCTCATACATAAACTCTAAAATGTATTACCAAAATTAATAAATAAATATTTAACTCGCTATAATTCTCTTGACCATCAAAGGGATAATATTCAATTCCAAGTAATATTCCATTAGGTATTAAAGCTAATCCAAAATCCATTATGCGATTGTAATATTAATGTATTTAGTTTTGCCATCATCTCTGACTGCTTTTAAAATCCTGTTACGATTTTTATCCTCACTAACATAGCTAATATGCACCCAATCTGGGTTTTCCTCATTACCAAATTCGTAAATCATTTGGTCAAAATCTAAATTATTTTTTATCCAATCAAACATCTCTTTATTAGTTTTATGCCCATAGACATCATCTATATCCATTGCTCGTCCCTGACAATGTTGTGATTTTGATGAGCCGCCAATAGCTTCATTCAATGCTGGTGAACGATAAAAAGAATTTATTTTTATTGGGCCACCAACCCATTCTCTTAATGGCTCAAATACCATTTCAGCTACTAACTTCATATTACTTATAGAATCACCATTAGGTGTATTGTCAATACCTAACCTAAGTGCTGTAACACTTTTAGTAGCTTCTTTTTCAGAAATATGTTTACTAATCATTTACCAAATAATACTAAATTAATTCTATCTTGTATTTCTTGTATTGGCACTTCTAATTTGAATGATAAACCAGCAGACCATTGACCTTTTGGTTTTCCATCTTTGCCAATCAAAACAATTGTAGGAACTGATTTTATTTGTGCTTTAAAATCTGTTTTTTGTTCCTCTAAAAACACCTTTAATACTTTTGCGTTTCTAATTCTATCTAAATTATAATCGTTACTTGTATTCCATTTTGCGTTAATATGTAAAATAGTAACATCTTGACTGTAGGTATAAGCGCTAACTAAAAGTGTTAGTATTAAAATTAAATTTTTCATCTTTTATAAACTTTGTCCTCTAATTCTTTTATTGATTCTTTGTTGTCTAAAATATCTTCTTTTAAACCATCCGTAGATTTTTCTATTGTAATAATTGTATTTCTAACCAACTCATCTTTTAATTTAAACTCCATTTGTTTTACAAATTCCTCACCACTTAAGCCATCAATTTTATTTTGTAAATCAGTTATATTACCTTGTAAAGTAAACCACATACTTGCGAGTGATAAAACACCAGCTACAATAATTCCTATTGTTTTTAAGTCAAGTGTTAATTTAGTATCCTCTGATAATTCTGTACTCATAACATATAATTTATTCCAATTGAACTATTGTAAATTTTAGTATCCCAAAACTTAGTATATTCACCCTCTATAAATATACCAAATCTTTTTAGCTTTAATCCAATGATAGCACCAAATTGGTAATCATCCCATTGTTCTAGCTCACTATCTTTTCGTAAACCACCTTTGCCCCAATTGTTACGATTTAAATATGATACATCAATATCACCACTAACATACTCATGATATGGTGGCAAATAACTACCATAAATATGAGTCCAAAAATTATTTCTTGAATGGTAAAAATCAAAACCAACAACTGGTGATACAACACCAAAGCCATCAAGTTCATCCCAAATTTCATTGTTGTATCTATTCATTAAATCACCAAAGACACCATTTCTAAAATCAATATCACTATAAGCAACAATTTTACCATTACTATCTTTCCATATCCAATCCGTTCTTTCTTCATTTGTTTGGACATCAGTGTATCTTGTTAAGTGGTCTGTATATCCATAAACATAACCAAGTGAATACCAAGCATTAGCTGGGTACTCTATTTCTTCACCTGTATTAGGGTTTACCCATATAGCAGTTTCGTTTAACCATATCTCTATTGGATTATAACCATAGGCAGTTTGATGTGTTCTATACATAGCGCCTAACGATATGCTTAATTTATTACCAATAGGTAATCTGAATCTTAATTCACCACTTTGATATTTAAAACCAACATTACCTTGCTCTCTTTGTTCTAATTTTACAATATGATATTTACCCGTATGTCTTAAAAAATATCTTGTATTAATAAATTCCTCGCCTCTTTCTCTTTCTTTCTCCCAATGAAATAAATATTCAAATCCTTTTACTGCTGCTGTTGGCGCTGACAAACCTATCATATTTTCAGTTCCATCAATATAGTTTTGTTTTATTTCATAGTCAAACCTAGCCATTCTCCTAACACCAACACCAACTCTATAATCATATGGATAGTATTCTGTTACATCAATTACTTTTGGTATCGCATATAAATCATTTGCATCTGGTCTTTCAACAAAATAATCTTTTCTTGTATTTTCATATGAGTTTGACATATCACCAGCCACATAAACTGTTGAATATTTAAATACCTCATCATAAAACTTTTTTAAAATTTGTGCATTAGAACTAAATGCAAATAATACACAAAATATATATAATAATTTTTTCATCTAAAATTTATTTTCTATTAGTTTATCAATTTCTTTTTTTATCTTTTCCTTATAATCCTGTGGTAATTTTAATGTAATATCTGCTTCAATTCTTATAATTTCATTACCCTTGTTATATAAAATTAATGTTGGTAAAAACTCAACAAATTCATTAAGAAAATGTTTCTCATGTTTATCATTTTCAAAATCAAAAATATAAGTATTGTGTTCTCTATAATCTTTTAATGATATTTGTTCTACAAATTCAGCACTAAATAAAACAACACTAATGTTATCTTTATAGTTTTGTGCATTAACAGAAAATGCAAAAAGGGCAATTAACAAAGCACATATTTTATCTTTTAAGTTCATAAATTCTTTCTTCAATCTTTTCGACTGTTTCTTTAATTTCTTTAACATCTTCTTGGATGTTTTCGACTTGTTGCTGAGTCAAATCAATTTGGCTTCTTGTCAGTTTATCTTTAAATTCTATTTCTTTAGATGATACAGGAAAAGCAGGTAATTCTTTAGCTTCTGCAATATCAGCTACCAAAACAAAATACATACTAGCAAGTGATATTGTAAATCCAACAATCATTGCAATACTTTTTAAATCTAATTTAAGTTGAGTATTTTCGTTAATCTCGTGTGCCATTGTATATTATATAACAATGCAAAAATAACGATTTATTTTTTTATGTAGTTTGCTCGACTCTATTTGACAATTCTATTATAGCTCTATAATAAGTATGGTCATTAGCTTCTTCTTGAACATAGTTTACACCCTCTAATGTCGATGTATAAACATTAAAATTATCAGAACTCAAATCAAATCCCGAAATAGGTTTGCTTATTAATAAATTTAAACATGAATTAGCTAATTTATTTGAATCCAAATCACCACCCAAATCCCCATCAAATCTTGTTACGCATTCAATTCTTGTAACAACATCAGTACAAAACTTTGTGGTATTATCATCCACAGCATCTGTGCTTAAAGAATAAACCCAAACATATGGTGTACTTTGATTTGTTCTAACTTTATTTGTAACAGGTACATTGGCACTATTTAATGTTATATTACCATTAAGTGCTGTAATAATCTTTCCTCTAATAAGATACATTGGGTCTTTCATCGTGTGCTAATTTTTTTTAATTTTAATTGTATGTCTTTATTAAAATGCTTCAAACCATCCCTTACTGAATTATAAAAATATGGTTGTGGTTTTTGCTTAAAAGTACCAAACTCAACATACCCAGCATAATCCATGTTGGCTTCAATAGCAACTTCAATTATTTGACCAGCAACTTTTGATGTATCAGTTGTAATTGATTGTCTTAAAGCACCAGTGTCAACAGGTGAACGCATTTTAGCCATACCAACAATATTACTTGCAACTGTTTGAACACTTTTAGTAAACTCATTACTTGCAAAGTTTTTTAACATAAACATTGTTTTGTTAAATTTTCTAATATCATTTTTATCTACATGAACGCTAAATTGTGCCATTATGTTACCAGTGTTCCTTTTAATGTCATATACTTGTCAATCTCACTTTCAAATACATCATTTATTCTATAACTACCTGAGCCATCAATTTTAAATGTCATCTCATTATTATCAACAATATCAAATGTTTTTTTTCGTACAATAACCTCCACATCATTTGTTCTTTGTCTTTGACCACTTTGGTTAATATATTGGCCTGATTTCGGAATCATATAACCCCAAACAGTATCAACTAAAGTTTCACCAGATGAAAGAAAACCACCATAAGAATCTGATGATGTAACAAATTTATAAAATGCAATTCTATTTTTCATTTTACCAGGATTCATTATATAAACATATTTTTATATGAATTTAATATATCTCTTGTATCTGTTGGAATTAATCCATGTATTCTGCCCTCAATAAAGTCATTTCTATTTTCATAAAATGTCGCCCCTAACTGCTTTATAGCTTGTTTTAACAGCGAATCGTCTAATCCTGATGTTGTGTATCGTATTTTAATTTTTTCTGCGCTACCATCCAAATCTATGCTTTCATTGTTTAATCCAAGCATTGTATAATCAGTAGTTGCCTCTCCATCAATATGGACACTTGTAATACTTGCAACAGGGCTAAATGGTATATCAAAAATCCCACTATTACTTTTTGGTACATAATACGTTCTATCTTTTGCTACTATGTCCCTTGATATATAGTTTTCACACCAAATCCTTGCTTGTGTAATAATTAAAGCTATTAGAGAATCATCAGCGCTTGTATCAATTCTTGCATACGATTTAAAATCTGATGATGCTACAATTTCAGACCCAGTTGTTGAATGGATTTTTATTTCTCTCATTACTTACTATCTTTAGAATCTATTTTTAATTCCTTAGTTTCTTTTTTTGCTTTATGTTCTTTTTTATAACCCATAGGTTCACCCCAGCCTCTTGCAATCCATTTAGGCGCATTAGCATCAGGAATATCCATAACACAACCAGCTTCTATTTCTTTACCATTTTTTACCATTGGTACTAATAATTTTATTTTCATAATATAAATTTTATGTAAAGATAAAAAAAAAGTGCCACTAGGTTTTAAACCAATGACACTTAATCTTATTTATGAAATCAATGCAAAGTTATTAAAATTATCTTTATACTTATTGTGCATGGATAATCTTAATGACTTCTGACCTTTATTTTTAACTATAAAAAAACCTTTATATTCCTCACTCCATAATGCAAAATAATCTACATATTTAAAATCATATGTTGGCGTGCCTGTTCTTTTTAAAGATATTTGAGTGGACTTTCCATGCTTATATCTATTAGCACCTAAATACTTAACTTGAAATTTAAATAGATTGCCATTTTTTTCTAATATACAATCGTATTGACTCGAATCTAATAATGGAATGGATACCTTAAAACCATTTAGCATGGCTGTTGATGCAAAGTGATATTCAGCAAAACAACCTTTTTGATTATGGTTCACGATTATAAGTTACAAAAAAAAAGTGGGTACTATTAATACCCACTTCAAACAAAATAAAAAACTCTATGAAAAACTATCTCACTTCACCATCATTTTTTTTTAAGTTAATATTTATTTTCCAGTTTCGCAACCGCCTTTGTTGTTCCTCTCTATCTATATCATCCCAATCTTTTGCCATTGCTGGATGATTAATTTTTCTTAGCTGTCGCTTTCTTTTAATATTGTGATTTAATGTTTCTTTTGCGCTCATAATATTTTTCCGTTTTTATATGTTATACCTTTATTTATTACTTTACAATTTGGATATTTTTTTGTAAAATCAATCCACTTTTGTTTTTCTGTTTTAAAACCTACAAGTTTATCAAATGCTTGTTCAATTATATTTCTTGCCATAATTATAAGTTTCCTAAATGTTTATCTAATACTATTCTTTCAAGCTCACTAAAATGAACTTCCATTAATCTCGTAATATCAACATTGTCAACATATACCGAATTAATTTGAACATCTTCTTTTTGTCCAGTGCCAGAGAAATAATCTAGTTCTGAATCTATGAATGTATATTCGACTACAATGTTTGTATTGTAGTATTCTAAGTCCTGAATGTGTTTATTAATAGTCATAGTGTTTTTAATTATTAATTATGGTAATTTCCATAATAATCTTTTTAATTTGCTTTTTCTTATATGTAGCATATCCCATTCTTGTTGTAACTGTGGGTGTTCTTTAAGAACTGTTCTTAAAACAACACCTGTCATTATCCAACCACCTTTTAAAACTTGAATCTTAGTTATCCTATCATTAATAGTTCTAATAATATTTTGGATTTGTTCTTTTTGTTCCCATTTAGTTTTAATTGTTTTCATAGTGTTTTTTTATTTAATCAAACATATAAACTTTTTTTTAAATACCAAAATATATTTTAAAATAATTAATATTTTTTTAGTTTACCCCATAAAAAAAGGGGTGAAAAACACCCCTCTTTTGCATTTAAAAGCTATTAAATTAACCTATTACGGTGTCTCTAATGCTGTTTTTGCACTACTGAATGTGCCATCAATTATAGCATTAGGTAGATATGTAGCAAGTGCCACTCTCTCTTGTACTCTAACTGTAACAAATCCATCTCTAATGTTTGTGCCATCTTCTCTGTAGAAGCCAACATTAACATTTTCTCTTACCCATAACTGACAACCTTGACCGAAGTTACCTACTAAGAATGACCCAGCATTTACTTCATTGTTTACAGCGATTGGCACACCTAAGAAATTAGGTTGTAATCCCTGATAAACTTGGTCTTTAAGATAATTGTTAGTTGTATCTTTTAACAATAGTATCTTATGAAAATCAGTTGGATTTAATAAAATATAATCAGCTCTATAATTTGCGATTTGTAGCTGGTTAATTGCAGCAACAAGTACATCAAATTCATTTGCAGCATCAACCGACTGATAAAATTTACCATTAGCTGAAGTGTCAAAGTTAGTGCCTGAATTATATAATCCATTAAGGTTTGGTGCAACACCATTACCTCCTAAGATTTGGTCATCTTCTACTTCCATTAATTTAGCTGGAACTCTCATTGAGATATAAGAAGATAATTGCGGAGTATCTGAAAGCATCTCCTCAGAAATTCTAAGGTATGTTCCGATTTTCTCTACATTAACTGATTGAGCAGTCATATCAAAATCAGTTTGTCCTAATGTAGCACCCTCTGCTTTTGCAGCAGCACCATTAGAATATCCTGATTCTTTTACAAATCTTATTACATCTGAATTAGTAGAACCAACATTAATGATTTCTCTAAGATTCATAGGAGTTGTAGGGTCAAATTTATAACCTGGTACTCGTTGTGGTGGAATTACGTCCCCACTGAAATCGTTTCCGATTGTCATATCGGCCTTTATCGAAAAATTTGCGGCACCTGAATTACCAGATTTAAATGAGTCAATTACTCCTTCATTTATCGCTTTTGTTAAATTGCTTCCAAAATCTTTTGATTCATTTTTTTGTTCAAAATGTTTTTTGTTAGCAACTTCCATAGCGTCCATTCTTTCGTTGAATTTACTAGTCAAATTTTGAATTTCACCTTTTAGGGCTTCATCAGCTTTACCAGTAGCACTTTCAACAGCTTGTCCGTGAGCTTTTTCCAACTTAGCGTCTATAATATCGCCTAATTGGTCTAGCTCTTTTTTTAAGTTTTCTTCCATTTTTGAAATTACTTTTTTAATCTATTTAACAAATAATTATATATGTCTAACTCTTGCTTTTGTTCTACTGGCTCAGTAATTTTTTCAATTGGCTGAGTAGCACTAATGAATAAAGTTTTTAGTTTCAACAATTCACTCTCTATGGCATATCCCATATCGTCTGAGACATTACCTTTTCTTAATAGTTTACATAGATTATCATATCTTTTATAAACTTCATTAAGATTTTTTTCACCTTTTACATCAATGATTTTTGCTTGGTCATTGGCAGCAAGTGTTACAGCAGAAATTTCATAGAGTTTTACCTCTCTTATTTCTCTGTAATTTTCTTTATTTTCTTTTACTATTGGCATAATACCAACAGAGTTTTCCGTGATTACACCAGCTTTCATTAGTTCAATAACATCATTGCCTAAAGCTGTTTTTGGAATAGATGCAACAAATACCAATCCTTTTTCATCCTCATATAACTCCTCCATTTTACCAATGGGTTGCATCATGTTATGTTGATATAAGTATTTTACTCTTTCACCATTTTCCTCAATGGTTTTTTTGTATGCACCTTTTCTAATAATATCTTGGTCGCTGTCTTTATTATCAAAATAAGAGCCATAACCTTTTACGATTGAATTTTTTTCATCATAATCAGTTAATTCACCAAGTGGTGCTGCTTTATATAAAAAGTTCATAATCTTTAATTTTAAGCAAAATTACAAAAATAAAATTAGCCAAATAATGAGCCATCATCCTTTTCAGGAAAGTAAAAAACTGAACACCTACAATTTACAACATTACGACCTGAACCCTCACCTGGTCTTGGCATTGATTCACCACCAACTATAAATGGTTTGTTATCCTCAACAACCTGACCATTAGCTATGGCGTGCCATTCTCTTTCCCTACCATCTAACGATGTCATCCATTGTTTCATAATTTTACGACCAGCAAATAATTCATTGGCACTAACTTGTAAAGCATAATTTGCAATTCTTGTTGATTCAGTTCTAACTAATCTAATAGCTTGAAATCTTGCATAATGCTTAAATTGTTTTCTAAGTATTCTTGCCTTTTCTGCTGCGCCTAATGTTGCATATAATGGGTCGCTAAACAACCTTCTTGTTAATCTAATTAAAGTTTTTTTTGCCGTAGCACTAACACCCACAATATTTGTTGCAGCAACTCTTTCGCCATATGCTGTAAAATTAGCTAACCAAATACTTATATAATCTTTTGAATTAAATTCTTTTGTTTGATACTTTTCAAAATTCTTTACATACCATTTTGCAATATCAATTCCAATGTCTTTATATATTTCTCTGTATATGTTTTGAAAAAACTCATAATGAAATAAATCCATATAATCTGCTCTTTCAGTTTCTATAAATTTATCAACTCCTTTATAATATTCTGTTTGATAAAATCTATTAACTTTTGGAATTACTTTATTTTCTGATGACCTTAATTTTTTTTCATAATCATTTTTCCATCTTTTAATAAACTTCTTATCAAATTTATGTTTATGATTTTTATTCTCGTATTGAGAATAGCAGAATGCTAATCTTTGGTCGCTGTCGGGAAAGTCAGTTCGACTTTCATTATCCAACATACATCTAGTTAGGAAATCTCTTTCGGATTCGTTTGGTCTTGGTTCTGGCATGGTTCATCTTTAATGTCGTATTTTGCCGCCTTTGGACTTATATCTTTTGTTTCTAACTTAATATTTATAATATCCTCATCAACTTCAATTTGTTTAATTTCTTCTTGTGATGGTTGTGGCTCAGGCATTTCAATATTGCTATCGCTTATTGGTAACAAATTTGCTGGAATATAAAACTCATTCATGGCCTCATTTTCCTCCTCGCCATAACTCATTGATGCTCTTTTTTCGTTAGGGCTA